TGGCACACACGAGGCCGCTATTTGCCGCCGCCGCCGCCGATCTGGCAGCGCTTTTTCTACGGCATGGCCGGTAAAGACTGGACCAAACTACCGGCACGGCCCCCCAGTCCGGTACAGCGCATCAAGCCGAAACTGCCGATGGTCCAGCTGCTCCAACGGCTGCGCCCCGAGGACGCGATAAAGCACTGGCACCGACTCGAGCAGCACGGCGCGTTCAACCGCTGATTCTGCCGCCAGCGATCCGCATCAAGCGGATTGCAGGCCCCCGCCACGGAGAACCCCGAACCAGCCGCCAGCGATCCGCATCAAGCGGATTGCAGGCCCCGCCACGGAGAACCCCGAACCAGCCGCCAGCGATCCGCATCAAGCGGATTGCAGGCCCCCGCCACGGAGACCCCCAGAACCAGCCGCCAGCGACTCGCCTCAAGCGAGTTGCAGGCCCGGCCACGGAGAACCCCCAAAGACCCCCAAAAAACCAGACCAACCGACCCGCAAGCCGCCAGCGACTCGCTTCAAGCGAGTTGCAGGCCCCCGCAGACCAGCCCCGCACGCCCCCGACAAGCCAGACCGCCAAGCCCCCGCTAACCTTTATTTAAAGACAGACGACAGCCGCCAAACCAGCCCGTCGCAGACAGCGCCGCCAGCCCGAGAGGGTGGCGGGGTTTCGCTGGCGTTTCCATAGACGCCGCTTGCGGCGCGTAGGCGAAAGAACCGCAATGCCCCAAGGGTCGCGCAGCGACGAGAAAGACCGCCTCTACGTGCCCACGGGGGCACGCCCCAAGAAGCAACCGGAGGGCGCAACGCAGTGAAGGCGAGAGGGGGCAGAGGGGCGGCGAAGCCGGTTGCGAAGCAACGGAACCCCCGGCAGCACCCGGCCCGAAGGGCTCGCACCGCCCTTGACTGAGCCAAGCTAGCCCCGAAGTTTTGAAGGGTTTTTGAAGGGTTTAAAAGGGTTTTCTGCCGTACCGCCAGCCGCACGGTTCCAGCGGAGATTAGGGTCAGGAATGGGCTTTATCTTTCCTGACCCTAATCGCAAGCCACAACTGACCCGCATTTGACCCGCTTTTAGTCCTTGATTTTCCAGCGCCACCGAAGCACGTACACCCCAAAAACGACCCCTCAAAGGGTCGTTTTCTCCAGTAAAACCGGTGTCGAGGGTCTGCGTGCCCAAAAAACAAGCACCGACCGCCAAGCCAACCGGGCAAAGAAAAAGCCGCTCGAAAGCGGCTCGTTATCCACAAAAACCGGGGATAAGTCAGGCCGGGGCGAAGGCTCCGAAAACGGGAGTACTCAGGAGGCGGGAAACCATGCCCGTGAGCCACCTTCTGAAACGCGCATAATTAGCGGTTATGTCCGTTCGGTCCGATCTTGCGTAACTTGCCGTGGATGCGTCCGCCTCGCTCGTTGATGGAAATCCAAGTACGAGCCCCGTTACTAAGACGATCACTACAGCGGCATGTGAGAGAAAATTTAGCCAGAACTCGCGCTTAGATTTGTTTTTCTCTGCCTCGGCTCGTATCTCGGCCATGACGTGAATTGGTTCTTTTCCGAGCGCCAAGGCGATACGGGTACAAATATATTCGTCTCCGTGTTTTTTCCCTTGATAGCACCTTGAAATATCCTGTTCGGCTATTCCTAACCATTTGGCAAGTGCGTAATTGCTTGTTAAGCCCTTCGCTCGCTTGACTTCATCCAGATATTCAGTGGTTTTGCTCATTTTCCGGTCCTCCGATTTAACTCGCTGCAATCGTACTCCCAAAACGTGACTAATTTCACGTTTCCTCATTTTCTATAACTTTTGGCCTATTTACTTACTCACAAATTGTGAGTACGGTTTCGGCTGCTCACAAAATGTGAGTACCCGAACTTTCACTATAGACCGTAAAGGACCGAAACAAATGAGCGCACTTCCTACCGAAATCACCCCGCAAAATCGCTCCCTGAAAGCGGGTCAAGCTCTGATCGTGGGGCGAGTGTCCGAAGTCAAACGAACTGACTCAGCGACCTACACGATCATACAAACCCCGGCCCCAGACTCATTCAGTCACCCCGGTAATCACGAAGTTACGAGCACCCGCCTGATCGGCAAACCCGGAGAAGATGTTCGTGTTGTCGTCAATCTCGGCGGCTACCGTCGCACCTACAAAAACAAACACGGTGAGAACGTCGCCACCGTCGACAACGTCCTTCGTCTCGCCGACGAGTAAGCTGCATGGAAACCGTTTTCCATGGCTTTGTGGCACAAGATGCGGCCTCTGGCACCTATGTGGCCTGCGTGATGCCGTGTAACCCCAATATCGGCCCCCCGGTGGTCACGATGCACGACACTACCGACGATGCCGAGGCATGGCTATTGCAGGCCCGTTACTCAATGCGACGAATGTTCGGTGCTGAAATGACCGAAACCGTTCACCGGGCTGCGTGATGTCCTCCTGTCTAACCTGCGCCTCCTCGGTCATTCTGCGTTCTGGTCGGAATGAAGGGGCCTTGTTTTGCCACATGACGGCAAAAACTCGGTCGTCTGAATGGGTCTGCCAGTGTTGGACAGATGGCCAAAAGTTTGGCGTTGCGTCGGATGTTGCTTTTGACCTTCCACACCACGTACAAGTAAAGAGTGGTGTGGAGTCTCAATATGAGACTGTTTTGTGATGTCGGGCACGGTTTTTATTGATTGGCTTTCGTGTGCTCAAAGGCATTCTGGAGTCGATTTGCCGATAGTCGGCGATGGCGTTTCAATGCGTGGCGAGTCGTTCGAGCAGTTCGAGCATGATGGTTCCAAGTTCCTCTGCGTCGTTCCGGGCGAAAACTTCAAATATACGATTCCGAGTGCCAAAGTGCGCGGCTCTTTCGATACGCAAGTGCTTTGCCGCTGTGATGGTTCAACCGTCACGCTCTCAGGCAATCCCGGTCGCTTTGAACGTCCTGACAATGTTTTCAACTATGGCATTGATGAAACGTGGCTCAAAGCTTCAGAAATCGCCATGTCAAAGGAACTCCCTGCCTTCACTTCTGGCGAAAACTTCTGCAAGCAAAGTCTCTCCGAACGTGACCGCGATTTAGGCTTGTGGTCGGAATGGACCGGTGCTGTTATCCGCGAACTGCATGCCACCGAAAACCGAAGTACAGGGAATGAAGCCATGGCCAAAGAATATATGGCCTTTCTCGGTGGCCTTCGTGCGGCTCGAATTGCAAAAGGCGTCTACGGCGATGAGACGATTATTTACGGCGCTCTAGCCAAGAAAAACAAACCGCTCCATAAGGCGCTTGTGATCTATCGCAAAGCCGAAGAGATGCTTAAGCATGCCAAAGGCGAAGAAGCAAAAAAGGCAGTCAAGGCTAGTCAGGAATATCAATTTGCCCTTGATACGGGTTTGGTGAGGGTCGAATGCAAATGGGGAAGTCATTTCCTACGGGATAACGGATTGCGATTCAAAGGTGATGCCACCATGGCGAAAATTATTAGTATCTTTGAACGCGAAACCGCGTTCCTGTGTGATGCCAACCCTGACCGGGCTGTGCGTCTTGTCTCAGACATGCCGCTCAAATTTCGCCTTGCCGCGCTGGCTTGGATGCGTGGCGACGATTTGCGCCAGTTGATGAGTCGCGCCACGTATTTTCGGATGGTCAAAGGGCTTCGCGACTATGGCCTTGATGTATCTGAGAAGAGGGCAGGGGCGTCCGAGAAAAGCCAAGCCGAACAGGACTTGCAAAGCATGCTCGATAGCCTCCCGGCGTTTAACGTTCATTCGCTGTCGGTGCCTGATTGGTACGGTTTGCCCGAACTACGCGAGGCTGCATGATGATTCTCGAATTCGTCGAAAACTTTTACCCGGCGTTCGTGTTCTTTGCGGTCGTGATTTCGGTTCTCTTGGTGATGAAACGCGATGACTGATTGCATCCTTTCCGTTGAAATCATCGAATCTCTAACCGATGGCTTTGAATCCCTCGGCTGGACTATGTTCGCCTTCGGTGTGGTCTTTGGCTTAGTGGCCTTCCCGCTGTTCCTGCAAACCTTTCTTTTCCTGTTTCGGCGCTATGTTGCCAAGGGTGAAGAATTTGAGTACCGGGGCCGCTGATGGGCTATGCATGGAACGGCGTTTGCTATCCAGATACCGGCACCGCCCTAATGGCGTTTGCTGTTCGTGTGCCTTCGATTGACGCCATGGGTATCAATAGTTTCACCAATGCCCCGTCTATCGGTGCCAGTGGGCTTATTACATGGTCAATCAGCAATCGACCGTTGAATGGCACAACGGCCACGACTCGCACCGGCACGACTCAGCTTTTGACCTGCCCGACTCCCTTAATGGATCAGTACTCGCTGCAATCGCTGTTGGTTCCTCTCGCCATTTTCTTCGCTGCTGCTTTCGGCATCAGAACAGGATTAAGAACATGAGCAATGCTGACATTTCCGCGCTATTGGCTTACCTCGTCGCCGCTTGGTGCGCAGGCTTTGCAGGAGGGTACACGATCACCAAATACCGGGATGCCATGACGCAAGTGGGCTGATTGCAGCCTAGGGGGTCTGCGAAGCGGGCCCCCTAGGGTGGAATTAGCCACCAATTTTTCAACCTCTGTTCCCTGAAAGGAACCATCATGCAAAACCTGAAAAATCGCCTTTCCTCAGCCGTTCTCCTCGGTTCCGTCATGGTTGCGGGTGCGGCTCATGCGGCTCTGCCGACTGAAGCTACCGCCGCGTTTACGACCGTGTCGGGCAACGTCACTGACATTTTTGCCGCGATCTGGCCGATTGTCGCTGTCGTTACCGGTGGTTTCGTGTTGATCCGTCTGTTCAAGAAGGGCACGGGCGCGATCTAATCGTGCTTTTCACGTTTCCAACGTGGGTTGCGGCGGGGCTCGTCCTCGCCGTTTCTCTCGCTCAGGCTACCCCTCCCCTCGACTGTGTAGAAAACGAGGCAGGGAAGCGCTATTGCGTCCGTTCTGGCATGCATTTCATGCGCACGCCGCCCAAACCCGATATTCCGATTGTTGCCGCGCCGCATCCGGCGACCATCAAAACGCCTTACGCGTTGTATCAGCCTTCAGGGCGTCAAGTTGATCGCATCCCGACCGATCAATTTCTCCCCGGCTATTTCGAACCGCGTAACGTCGAATACAGCCCTTATGCAAAAAAATCAGCGGTTAGTTCTCTTGATTCCACACAAGCGGTGGTGTTGCCGGTAGTGCAAATTCTTCCGGCTTCTGTTCCTCTTTCTTTATCGGCGACAGAAGGGCCAAAAAAATGAAAACATTGCGCCTTTTCCTCTATTTCTGCGTTGGTGTTTTGCTCGGTGGTTATGCTGTTTTTTCCTACGCAGAAACGATGACCCCGACCTCTGTTCAGATGTGGGGAATTAACAATTATCAAGGCGTTTCTACTGCTGATACTAAAGAAATGGCCTGTACAAAGTGGCTTGCTTGGCGTGGCGCTTCTTATATTTATGAGGGTATTTATGATGGTGGCTCTTTGGGGGATTGCAAATATCACACGTCATCAGACCCGAGCTGGCACCAAATTCAAGGTATCGTCAAGGTCGGTTCGCCTGTTGCTACGTGTGATGTTTCGTTAGGCTGGTCGTTAAGTGGTGCGGTTTGTACTCGGCCCGATTGCACGGCTGATCAGGACCGAAACGCTTCTGGTGTTTGTATTCCCAAGTGTGCTGATGGCCAGATACGAGCTGAGGATGGTGTCACTTGTCGCCCGGTCTGTTGGGGCGCTCAGTTTTACGATGAAATAAATAATATTTGCAAGTGCGCATATAAGCCGCCTGAGACGGTCAGTTATGTCGTTTCTGAAGCCAACGCCAAAGCCCAAAAACTGACGCCTCCGACGTGTTCAAACGGTTGCTATCAACGTCCATCGGGGTATTTGCTCTCATGTCCGGGTGGCGTTATTACGATGTTTATCGGCGGCAATACCACTTGTTACACCCAGGTTGAACAAACTGGTCATATTTGTGCCCCGGATGCAGGAGGTGTGGGCGAGGGCGTTCAGATTACCCTAAGTCCGACACTTGGCTCGTCGACGCCTGCTCCAACGGGCACCGGTCCTGCGGGTGAAGCCGAACCGTTGAGCAATCCAACGAATAATAGTGACCCGTTAACCTGTGCTGGCAACGGTGGCAATTGGGGAGTTTTCAACGGCAAAGGCACCTGTTATTCCCCGACTAAAACGGACCCGGTTGTAACCTCAAACGAAGAAAAAAAGATTGTTACAGACCCTATTACCGGTGAATCAGTGACGGTGACGACCACGACAACGAACACTTGTACCGCCGTGGGTTCCTGTTCCAGCACTTCGATTACGAATGTCTCCGGCGGTGCTGGTGGGGGCGCGGGTACGGGAACGACCGTAACCAGTTCTGGCGGCACGAGTGCGAGTGGTTCCGGCACTATGACCGCGACGGGGAACGGCAATTACAAGCTCGATCTGCCTAAGGATTACCAGAAGGATTCCACCGGGCTGGTGTTGAATCAGATGGTGCAACGGCTTTCCGATACCATCGGCAAACCCGTTGCTGATGATGCCTTAATCACCGGCGCGACCAACACCGAAGCCAGCGGCAAAGCGCTGACCGATCAAGACAAGCTGGTTACTGATACGCTTAACGGGCAGGAAAACGGCGCGATCACCAACTCTGTGAATGGCTGGACTGCCGCTATGTCGTCGGGCTGGTTGACCTCTATTCCGTCGAGTAACTGCGCGCCGTTCAGTCACACGTTCAACTTCTTCAGCGTCTCGTACAACTGGACGTTCGATCATTGTCCAACTGCCTCCAAAATCTCTGAAATCGGCGCGTATTGCATGTGGGTGTTGCTCTGCTTTTCCGGTTTTCGCATGCTCACTACGCCTCGCGCTGAAAGCTGACCTATGGCCTTACCTGTCCTCGCGTTTTTTCCGTGGCTCGTCGGCGTCTTTGCCTCGTCGCTGACCGCGCTTTTTACCTTCTTCGCGTCGTTCATGGCGCTACGTTATGCGGCCCGGTTTGCCATTGTTACGGCCTATGTCGTGGCGATTGCCGCGATCACTGTGACCGTGGCGCTTGGCGTCAAAGCCGGAATCATGCAAATACAGGTCAGCATGCCGATGAGCCTCGGCTCGGCAACGTACTTCTTGCCGAACAACATTAACATCATCATGGCGGCCTACTTTTCCATGCGCATTAGCTGGTATCTGTTCAACTGGACGAAAGACCGGCTTACGGCGTATGTGCGCATTGTTGGTGCTGCATGACCGATTTTGCGGTCACTGGCAAGAAGCGCACCGGGAAAGGGCTGCTGTGCGCTGGCATCATCCGTGATGCGTTGAAGCAAGGCAGGCGAGTCGCCACCAACATGGATATTTTCCCGGAGGCCATGCTCTCGCCGCATTCCAAGGCGACGCTGATCCGGCTACCGGATTGCCCGACCAAAGAGGATCTGGACGCGATCGGCAAAGGCACCGATGAAGTCGATGATGAAAACAACGGCATCATCATCCTTGACGAGGCCAGCAAGTTTTTCAACTCACGTTCATGGGGCGACAAAACCCGGCAGCCGCTGCTGGATTGGCTGATTCACTCCGGCAAACTTGGTTGGGACGTGTATTACCAGATGCAAGGGCTCGAACAGGTCGATAAACAGTTGCGAAACACGCAAGTCGAGTACCACATTGTGGTCAAGCGTACTGACCGCTGGCCGATCCCCTTTGTGACCACCGCCGCCAAAATGGTGGGCCTGAATATACGGCTCCCCAAGCTGCACGTCGGTATTGTCAAGCATGGCTGCGACCACAATGCGATGGTTGTGGACCGCAAATGGTACAAAGCCAAGGATTTACACGCGGCCTATGATACCCGGCAAGTATTTTTAGACCGTGACCACCCGGACGCCGTTGGATTGCACACGGTTCTCTCTCCCTGGCACACACGAGGCCGCTATTTGCCGCCGCCGCCGCCGATCTGGCAGCGCTTTTTCTACGGCATGGCCGGTAAAGACTGGACCAAACTACCGGCACGGCCCCCCAGTCCGGTACAGCGCA